GTTTTGGAGTATTTCTCTTGCACGTCAAAAATCACAAGCCGGAACACCAATTCCACAGCGATAAAGGTAATAGCCGCGTTTTTTTTTGAACAGCACACGTCAAAAGCCCTGAAAGCAACAGCAATATGGATTGGATCTCTGCTCGCTGGCGCTCGGATCTCTGCTCGCTGGCGCTCGGATTCCTTTTTCCCTTGCCATTTTTTTTGATGTTTTGGAGTATTTCTCTTGCACGTCAAAAATCACAAGCCGGAACACCAATTCCACAGCGATAAAGGTAATAGCCGCGTTTTTTTTTGAACAATCCAGTACCTGGTGGTGTTGACACTTTGAAAACTGTATAGTATTATGGCTCCTCAACTAACATTAATCGGAGATTAAAAGCGTATGGAATACACTAAAGAAAAGTTTGACGCAATGGAAGCTAGTTTAAAAGCTAAAGTTGACGAGTTTAGAACCAATAACGTCACCCTGATGAAAGACTTTGAGGGTTTAAAGACTAAATTTGATGGCATAGATGTGGATGAGTATAAGAAGATGCTTAAAGCGCAGAGTGATGGCGCTGATAAAGATATGTTTGACGCAGGTAAGATAGATGAGCTAGTGGCTCGTAAAGTCAAGGATATCCAAGCTGAGAACGCAAAGGCTTATAGCACTTTGGAGGGCAGTAATAACGAGCTTAATCGTAAGTTAGAAGTTCTACTTGTTGATGGCGCCATTAAAGATACTGCTGTTACTGCCGGTGTATTGAGCGGTGCGCTTGATGATGTTGTGTTAAGAGCTAAATCCGTGTTTAGGTTGAAAGACGGTACTCCAACTGCTGTTGATTCAGCCGGTAACACTTTGGTTAAGGCTGGATCGACCACGCCAATTAGTATGAAAGACTGGGTTTCGGACTTAACGAAGTCAGCGCCACACCTATTCGAGAAGTCAAGTGGTTCAGGTTCTCAACACGATTCAGGTTCAGGTAAAGGCGGTGAAAAGCAGATCACCCGTAAAGCGTTTGACGCAATGAGTCAGGTTGACCGTAGCACCTTCGCAATGGAGGGTGGTAAAGTCTCTGATGCCTAAAGGCGTTCAGAATATAAAGGTTCCTGCTAAGTTCAAATATTTATATCAGAAAAAGCGGTATAAGATATATTATGGAGGACGAGGTGGGGCAAAATCTTGGGCGTTCGCTATCGTGCTGTTACTTAAAGGGGTACAGAAACCGATTCGTGTTCTCTGCTGCCGTGAAATGCAGCACTCAATTAAAGAGTCGGTACATAAGTTACTAGCTACTCAGATTGAACGTTTGGGGTTATCTACTCGATACAAGATACAGCGTGACCGTATTATAGGAGTTAATGGTACTGAATTTGTGTTCTTTGGACTAAGGCACGATCCGCAGCAGATTAAATCCTTTGAGGGTGCTGACTATGCTTGGGTTGAAGAGGCTCAAAAAGTTACCGCAGATAGTTGGGACTTTTTGATCCCCACTATTCGTAAAGAGGGTTCTGAGATTTGGGTGAGCTTTAATCCTGACCTAGAGACTGACCCAACCTATAGTAGGTTCGTTCTTAACCGCAGACCTGATTCTTTTGTTGTTAAGGTCAGTCATAAGGATAACCCATTCTTCAGTAAAGAAATGCTCTCTGATATGCAGTACGATAAAGAGCAGGACTACCAAAAATACCTAAATGTTTGGGAGGGGGAGTGCGCTAAGACTACCGAAGCGCAGATATTTAAGGATAAGTTTACGATTAGTGACTTTGAGACCCCAGTGAAGCAGGAAACTTTTTACTTTGGGATGGATTGGGGTTTTTCCGCAGACCCTACCGCATTGGTGCGGTGTTGGATTCGTGGGAACGAGCTTTTCATAGATTATGAGGATGGTGGTGTTGGTATAGAGCTGGACCACACTCACAAAATAATTGATAGCATTCCGGGAGCGAAGAAGTATACTATCCGTGCCGATAATTCACGCCCAGAAAGTATCAGTTTTATTTCGAGGCAAGGGTATAATATAGTTGCAGCTCCAAAATGGTCGGGTTCTGTCGCAGATGGTATTGAGTTCATACGCAGTTTCAGCCATATACACATCCACACTAGATGCCCTCAAACTGCCAGCGAGTTTGTACATTACAGTTATAAGGTCGATAGGTTGAGTGGTGATATATTACCGATTGTACTTGACAAATGGAACCATTACATCGATGCTTTAAGGTACGCACTAGCTCCAATTATTAAGTTTAAGGATCTAACTATGAAAACTACTAAAACTATAGGGCATTAATTTATGATTAACTCTACACACCCACAATATGATAACTACATTAAATCTTGGGATAGATGCCGAGATACTTACACAGGTGAAGAGGCTGTTAAGAAGCGTGGAGAGGTGTATTTACCCCGATTAGGTGGTCAGACTGATGCAGAATACAACGCTTATTTAACCCGAGCGCCATTTTTTAACGGTATCGGTAAAACAGTAGATGGTATGGTCGGTACTTCTATGCACATTGAGCCTGTTATTACCGGTGTTCCTGATGATATGCTAGAGGATATTACCGGTACGGGGATCTCCACAAAGGGATTTATAAATTACCTACTTACCGAGCAGCTTCTAACAGGTAGGCAGGGTATTTTGGTTGACCACAATGGGGATTTTCCATACTTGTCGGGGTATAAAACCGAGCAGATCACTAACTGGTCAGATAATTTCATAATCTTGAAAGAGCAGTATCAAGTTAAGAACCCTGAGAAACCTTACGAGGTAAAATATGAGACTCAATATAGGGAACTAACAACGGTAGACGGTATTTACGAGGTGTATATATGGCGAAAATTGCTCAATAAATATAATAGAAGTGAGTGGGTGCGGTCAGAAGTCGCAATACCAACTAAAAGAGGTGCGCCTTTATCAAGTATGATGTTCTTAGGCTCTTCACTGGATGGTTTGAACCTTACTCCTGAGATTCCACCGCTTATGCCTCTGGTTGATATGAATTTATCGCATTACCGCTCTAGTGCTGACTTGGAACACGGTAGACACTTTACCGCCTTGCCTACACCCTATGTTATTGGCGTTAAAGATGTTGGAGATATTCGTTTAGGTGCTGAAACAGCTTGGGCTATACCAAACGAGAAAGCTAAGGTCGGTTTCTTAGAGTTTACAGGGCAGGGTTTAGCCTCACTTGAATCCGCTATTCGGGAGAAGTCAGAGATGATGGCGGCTCTTGGGGTGCAACTTATATCAGGACAGCGTAAAGGTGTTGAGAGTTTTGAAGCTCTTGCGCTTAAACGCAATGCAGAGCTATCAAGTTTAGTTTTAGCCATCCATAGGGTGGAGGTCTTAATGACTAATGCTTTGCAGATGGCGGTCGATTGGGCGGAGCTTGAAAGTACCGTAACGGTTAAGCTCAATCTGAACTTCGCACTTGGTGATGAGGACGAGCACTTGGACGACAAGGCGGACAAAGATAAAAAGCAGGCGCAAAAAGAACAGAAGAAAAAAGAGGGTGATACTATTATCTAGTCAAAAATCACAAGCCGGAACGCTAACCCCACAGCGATAAAGGTACGAGCCGTTTCTTTTTTCTTGACACTTATGTTTTTAGGTGATATAAATATAGTTAAATGTAACAGTGTTACATAATCATTTTCGCAGAGCGAGATAATTTTCGGTTATGGGGACACTCTTAGGTGTTCATAAACTATTTATAATATTTAAGGAAAATCTAATGAATACATTAACAAATTTGGCAGCGGATATTTACCGTGCAGCAGATACCGTAGGTCGTGAAGTTGTGGGTTTCATCCCGTCAGCTACCGTAAACGCAGAGACAGCCCGTGTCGCAGTAAATGATACTGTACGCTCGCACAGTACTCGTGCCGCTACTGCTGGCGATATCACCGCCGCTATGACTATTCCCGAGGGGACAGATCAGGTAGTAGATAGTAAGACTATGACCATTGATAAAGCTCGTTCTGTTCAAATCCCGTGGACGGGTGAAGAGATCGTATCTGTTAATAATGGTGCTGGTTTTGAAACTATTTATGGGGATCAGATTGCTCAGGCAATGCGTACCCTTACTAATGAAGTAGAGAATGATCTAGCTAACGCTGCTTATCAAGGCGCTTCTCGTGCAACAGGTGTTGCTGGGACTACTCCTTTCGCGAGTAATATGGATCTTATCGCTGAAACTACCGAGATTCTTCGTGTAAATGGCGCTCCTCAGAATGACGGGCGTATGTCTCTTGTTCTTAGTAATACTGCTGGTACTAAACTCCGTAACCTTGCACAGCTCCAAAAAGCTAATGAGGCTGGTAATGACACTCTATTGCGTCAAGGTATCTTGCTTGATCTTCAAGGTTGTATGCTTCGTGAGTCAGGTCAGATTGGCGTTCATACCGCTGGTACGGGTACGTCATACTTACTAAATGATGCTTCAAGTGCGGTGGGTGATACTACTATTGCTGTTGACGGTGGTACAGGTACTGTTCTTGCTGGCGATGTTATTACTTTTGCTGGAACTTCTGATATTTATGCAGTTAATACGGCTCTTAGCGGTGGTTCTTTGTCAATTGGAACGCCAGGTCTTCTAGCTGCTGAAACAGATGATGACGCTATTACTGTTGGATCAAGCTACACGCCTAACGTGCTATTCCATCAGGGTGCGCTAGAGCTTGCAATACGTGCTCCAGCTACACCAGATGGTGATGCGGCTGTTGATACTATGATGATCCAAGATCCACATTCTGGCCTTGTGTTTGAGATCCGTGTTTATAAGGGTTATCGTAAGGCAATGTTTGAAGTTGCTTGTGCTTGGGGCGTGAAAGCGTGGAAGTCCGACAATATCGCAATCCTTATGGGGTAAGTAGTTTGTAGTAACCAGCCAGCAGTCTACCTTTATAGGCTGTTGGCTAAAATATTTTATTTGGAGTTATACCGTTATGGCATATAAGAGAAAAACTCTAGCAGATAAACAGGAGGGGATAGTTGAAACACCCCCTAAGAAAACACCACCTAAAAAAGTAGCTACTAAGAAAGCGGTAGTTAAGAAATCGGGGTCCTCTCATATCGTTATGTTCCGTGAAGCAGATAATAAACTCGCTAATGTACACCCTGATGAGGTGGAGAACTATAAGCTGGGTGATTGGGTGGTCAAATTATGAGCCTTGATGCTACCGCAGGAGGTGTAAGTGCTAATGCTTATTGTACAGTTGCAGAAGCTGATGACTATAATGATCTGTTCCCTAGCGATACAAGCTGGAATGGCACAACCGCAGTAAAGGAAGCTAATATAAAGCTCGCTACATTGTGGTTAGACCAGCGCATTACTTGGTATGGTAGAGTAGAAACTCTCACTCAGAGTTTGCGTGTACCTAGAGCTGAATGGGTTGATCGGGATAGCTACAGCGTTGCTGTTGCTACTGTACCTGTTGATATTAAATATGCCACCGCTGAACTAGCGATGCGCATACACGATGGTACTGTTGGCTCTCTAAATACTTTAGGTGCTGGGTTAAAGTCTACTAAAGTTGAGGGTGTTGATGTTGTCTTTGACCATACCGATACAAGCGGACTCCTCCCTAATCACATTAAGGTGATGTTGAGCCATTGGGGTTTTGTTGGTAATGTCTCTGCTGGTGTTTCTGCTGTTAAGGTTTCTAGATCCTGATGAATTTAAGTGCCTCCATACAGAACGCTATTGACGAGGCAAAGATAGCAACTTCAGACTTGTGGACTACTACGGTATTTAAAGCCACAGCGCCGTCAGCATACGACACAGCTACAGGGGTGGTTACGAGTGTAACTACGTCAACAACTATTTCTATGCTCATAGGGAGCTACTCAGAGGCGCTCGTAGATGGTGCGCAGGTACTCGGTACAGATGTAAAGGCGACTTTCTTACAAAAGGATTTAGCTAGTACACCGGATGTAAACGATTTAGTTACTTATGCCAGCAGAGATTGGGCTGTTATTAGTGTTAAACAAGATGTTGCTAACACTTTATGGATTACACAGTTGAGGGCGGTCTTATGAGCTGGGCAGGGCAGAGAACTTTTATCGAAGAGCGTTTGTCTGATAATTGGGCTACAACTCCAATTTCTTACAGTAATGTAGACTATGCGCCAGTCGCTAACAGTTCATTTATTCGGCTAACAGTTTTAGGTGGCGATACTATAGATGCCTCTTTCTCTACCAGCCGCAGCTCTGGGGTGGTGGTTATGCAAGTATTTACACCATCAAATATAGGTAGTGCTACTGCATTATCTTATGCGGATAGTTTAGCAGCTATTTTTGAGGGAGTGACGAGTGATGAGTTTGTCTTTGGTACAGCCTCTTTAGAAGTTGTTGGTGCGGTAGAAAACTTTTTTCAAGTGAACGTTAATATTGGATTTACAGAGGATGGTTAAGGAGATGCAAGCTGCAGTTCGCAGCTCTATTGAGAAAACTTCTATCGAGGTCTTTAATGAGGTTGCGGCTAGAACTCCAGTAGACACAGGTAATGCTAGAATAAGCTGGAATATTAGTACGGGATCTCCTAATTTTAGTACTAGATCCACAGGTGTTACTCCTACAGGCAATTGGTCAGCAGAGAGCACACCTCCTACCGACCCTGTTGTTTTGGCTAATGATTTTTTGCTAGAATCCCACTTGGATAGAGTTTACATAGCAAATGGCGTACCATATATTGGGGTATTAGAATTAGGGCACAGCGCACAGGCTCCCATAGGGATGGTGGCGGCTACTTTGGCAAGGGACTTTAACCACGTATTACAGGGCAATCTAAAGGAAATATAAAATGGCACTTCAACAAGGAAAAAGAGCAAACATTAGTATAACGGGAGTGGTAGTTACAGATGTAATTATTGATGAGTGGTCACTAGAGCAGAAACCTGTTACACGCACATATACAAAATTTGGGGATGATGCTCCAACTACTGAGGTAGTCTCTAATGACTGGGAAGTGGTTATTGGCGGTTACGTTAAAGCCGGAGCTGCTACATTCCCGGCTATTGGTGCTTCAGTTACCGACCTAGATTTGATATTGGAAGACGCTGTTGCTGATCTTGGTTTCACCTGTTCAGCAGGTATTGTTACCGCAATCAAAGTGGGTGTTAAGAGCGCTGGCAGTATGCCCGTTAAATTAGTGGTCAAGCCAGCTGGTTCGGAGATGGTGGCTTATGGTACGGTAACTTAAAATGGCTGGTTATAATATAGATGTTGCACTTGGGGTAGTTGAAGATACCGCTACACCCGTGCTAGAAAATATAGTCAATAAAGCAGGGGCGCTAACAGCTACGCCGGTTGTTATAGCGGTTGATAGCTCCCAATTGAGGGAGGCTTTGCTCGCTGTTAATACTTTAGACACTAGAATCCGCAGTATGACAAACAATCTAAATAGTTTTAACAGCCTGTTGAGTAGAACTATTGCACTCACCAACCAGCTGAAGAACAGCAAAGTACCAGAGCCTAGATTATGAGCATTATTTTCACTTTAGGAGTAGAGGTAGTAACCTTACCAAATCCACTACAGCCTTATGTTGGTAATATACCAGTCAAAAACATTACAACGCTTTTAGCTGCTAATGGGACAGGGTACTACTACCAGACAGGCACTACCCGATACCGCTACTCTTTTGTTTTTGACTTTAGTGACTCTACACTAGCTTCGGATCTTAGAGACTTTTTTGACACGGTTGCCGTAGGTAGGCTTAACAGTTTCACCTTAACGGATCCGGAGAGTGTGACTTCCACAGTTCGGTTTGATATGGATGAGCTAGTTATTCTTGAACTAAAGTCAGGAGAGTTGTACTCGGTTGCGGTTGAGCTTGTCTCTCAATGAAAACACTAACCTCAGCCTTTAATACTGCAAAGAACCTAACAGAGGCTACTCCAGTTTGGCTCTTAGAAGTATCTGATGGCTCTACAACTTGGTATTACTCAGATCAAACAGTTACTGTAGATGGTCAGTTATACACAGCGCAGGTTCTCAGTTGGGGTACTATGTCAGCAGAGACCCCCCGTTTAACAGGTGGTGGGGTTGTATCAGGTACTACAATTAAACTTGCGGAAGATTCTACAACGCTGGCATCGAAAATCAAAATTGGCAGCAGTTGTATTGTTAGATTGTGGTTTGATAACGAGAGTTTGACTGATACGGAAATAATACTAAAGGGCATTATCTCAGATCCTATTCGTGTATCACAGACCTCAATTGACTTCTTAGTGGCTAGTTATGGGAGTGATAAAACAGCAGTTATCGGGGATCTAATAGATGATACTGCCTACCCATCAGCTAGAAAAGAAACTTTAGGTGAGGTAGCGCCCATTGTTTACGGGCAGGTATTCTCACATAGAGCCTTGCCTGTAAACGCTGGCATACTAACAAGACTAGCTACTGCTCTAACTACCAGCTCAACAACTATAGTTTTAGCGGATGGTTCACAGTTACCATCTTCTGGTTCAGTTATTATTGACTTGGAGACAATAGCTTACTCGGCAAGGAGTGGTAATACCCTAAGTGGTTTAACTCCCACTAATCCAGTTGATGCCCACAAACGAGGCGCAGAGGTATTAACCGATGAGACAAATTACGACCTGCTCATTGCGGATCACGCAGTAACAAGTATTGGTACAGTGTATGCAGATGGTACTCCGATTTCCGGCGGATCTCTTGTAACGGTATCGGGTAAATCCTATTTAAGGTTCTCGGACTTTCCGCACGATGTAACTCCGCACTATGTAAATAATCCAGCCGCTACTTTCTTTGACGCTAATGACAGTTCTGTTTATGGCGACCAACTGACCTTTGGTGATAGTCTAACTTTTATCGAAGAAGTCTCAAACGTAGGTAATGTATGGAGTTTGGGGGGGCTTACAACACTAAGTGATTGCTATGAAATTGCAGATGGGACAGTTAATGCGGTGTCTTACTTCTATGAAACAGACGAATATGATACCTCGGTGAATGCAACTTGGACTGGTACTTTCCAAATTACTGAGGATTGGGCTTCTGATGGGGCGGTATTGGACTTTGGGTATAAAGTGCTTGATGCTGATGGTGTAACAGAGTTGGTAGCATATACTTTTTTAGAGACCCATACTTTCCCTGAGGGATCTTCCCACACAATAAACCTGAATGTAACAGTAAATAGTGGTGCAGAGTTTGTATTCATTGCAACGGGTGCTTTTGAGTGGAATGGGGACTTCTGTTTGAGTTATGGGGAGCTTACTCAGGCTTACTCAGCAGAGGAGCCAGCAGGTACTAGAGTTTATGTTGAGTCTACTTCCGCAGGTATTGCTTCACAGTTTGATGTATCAAGTGTTCCTAACACTTCTTCAAGTACAGGTTACGCCAAAAAGATTACATTAGATATGGTAGGGTTTGACCTCGACAACCCAGCGGACATTACGGAACACCTACTCTTAAATTACGCTAATGGCGTTGTTAGTGGGGATCTACATACCTCGATTTCAGCTAATACTACATTTGGTACTGATTATGACTTAGGTTTTGCCATCACAGATCAACTAGCTTTGAACATACTGCTTAGACAAGTGGCGTACCAATCAGCGAGCGTTTTCTTCTGGAGCCTCGATGGTGTTGCACACCTATACAAGTTACCAACTTCGGGCGACAGTTCTTTAAAGTCTCTTGGTGTTGCGGATTATCTTCAAGACTCATTTGCCTACGAGTACTCACCGTATAGCGATATTGTTAATAGTATATCAGCTAATTTTGACTATCAGGGTGGGGTTAGTCAGCAGATAGTTAAGGGTGTTAATGCCTCTTCAATAACGGAGTATGGAACACTAGATGGATCAAGTCAGTTTAGACTAACGCTAGTGAACTCTAGTACAGCCGCTACTAATGTGGTTAGTGACTACCTTACGCTTCTAGCTAACCCAAAAATGCTAGTGATATTTGGTACTTCACTAGCTTCTACAGAATTACAGCTTGGGGATATTATAGATATAACTAGTACTATAGGGGAGGGATTCACGAATGAAAAGTTAATAATCACACAGATAGTAAATAAGGTTTCGGGAGAGCTTACGTTTGCTACCGAAACTATATAGCTTGACACCCTTTATTTTGTCAAGTACTATTCAAGTACACTTATAATTTAATTTAACGAGGTAAATCTTATGTCTAAGTTTTCTGATTTTTTAGAGGATAAAATCCTTAATATAACCCTAAAAGGGGCTACCGCTTATAACTGTTCAACTCCTTATGTTGAGCTTTATACAGCTAATCCCTCCGATTCTGGTGGCGGTACTGTTCTTGCCGATGCAAACTACGTTATACAGGCTGTAACTTTTGGTACTGTAAGCGGTGGGGCAGTAAGTAATAGTGCTGCAGTTACATATCCTGCGCTAAATGCAGGGGCTACCATTACAGGTATGGCTATTTTCGATGACGCTTCAAGTACGAATATGCTTTATTGGGCTCCTTTGGATGCTAGTGTAACGCTTTCAGCAGGTAATATCTTCTCAATTGCAGTTGGTGATTTGACTGTAACTCTTGATTAATAGCAGATGAATTTTGGCTCTATAAACGGCTTTCTACTTGGCGGTAATGCGCTAGGCGGTGTTGTTTATGGGTATGGTTCAGCGGCTATTGTTGGTAGTGCCTCGGTTAGTATTGGAGGTACAGTTACAGTATTAGGTTCAGCGGCTATTGTTGGTAGTGCCTCTGTTTCAACGACCGCTACAGTTACCGTGTTGGGTTCAGTGGCTGTTGTTGCTAGTGCCTCTGTTTCAACGACCGCTACAGTTACCGTGTTGGGTTCCACTGATGTTGTTGCTAGTGCCTCCGTTTCAACGACCGCTACAGTTACGAGATACGGTTCAGCGGCTGTTGTTGCTAGTGCCTCAATTGCGGTTAATGGTACAGTTACAGTATTAGGTTCCACCGCTGTTGTTGCTAGTGCTTCTGTTGCAGTCACCGCTACTATTACAAGATATGGTTCAGCGGCTGTTGTTGCTAGTGCCTCAATTGCGGTTAATGGAGTAACTACCCTACTAGGTTCAGCGGCTATTGTTGGTAGTGCCTCAATTGCGGTTAATGGTACAGCTATATACTTAGGGGACTCTGATCCTACGGCTAACTGTTCGATTGTTGTTAATGGTACAGTTACAGTATTAGGTTCAGCGGCTATTGTTGGTAGTGCCTCTGTTGGTATTGGAGGTACAGGAATAGAGTTAGGTTCAGCAGCTATTGTTGCTAGTGCCTCAATTGCGGTTAATGGTACAGTTACAGGGGTGGGTTCAGCGGCTATTGTTGGTAGCGCCTCTGTTTCAATGACCTCTACAGTTACGAGATACGGTTCAGCGGCTGTTGTTGGTAGTGCCTCTGTTAGTACCGATGAGACAATCTATATATTTGGTTCGTTTGACATTATAGGTACTTCTGCGATAGAAATTACTGCTATTGTTCAAGTGATCCTCGATGAAGCTCTTGATATTGTCGCTAGTGCCTCTGTTGATTTTACAGGTAGAGTTAATCCAGATTCCTCAGCCGCGCCAAGAGTACTCACATTAGCCTCAGACGAGAGAGCATACACGTTAGATTCAGAAACACGAGAATTAGAGGTAACTTGATATGGAACAGTTTACAAAACAGCCTAATGAGGCTTTGGATTACGATATAGTTTTTTCAGAGGTAATACCTGATGGCGATACCGTTACAGGTACATTGATCTCGGTGGACGGTAGCGTTTTTGCGCCAAGTTTCTCCTCTGACGGATTAGACATATCAGTTTCCAATGGTACGACTACAACACCGAAGTTATGGATTAGTGAGGGTACTGATGCAGCTACTTACTTAGTTTCGGTGCAGGTCTCGACCAGCGCAGGGCGGATTAAAGAGTCAGACTTCAGAATGGTAATTAGGGAGATCAATTAGATGGCTTTTGCAAATAATGTAAAGAGTGCGTTAGAGAATGCGGTAAGTATTGGCGCAACAACGGTAGATGTTACGAAGGCTTCATCACCTTATAATGACCCTCCGGTGCGGGGCAAACTAACAATTATGGATAGTCTCACTAGCCCTACCGCTATTGAGATCATATCCTATACGGGGCGCACGGATAATACCACCTACTGGACTCTGACAGGGGTTAGTAAAGCACAAGAGAGTACGACCGATCAGGCTTGGGGTGCTGATAGCGACTGTATACAGTCTATTACAGCCATAGATGCTGTTGAGAGAGGTCTTTATGCAAGCCGTACTATATCGGCAGATGTTACACTAGATGCAGATACTAGATATGAGACGGGTACAGATACAGAAATTGCAAGCGGTGTGACAGTAACAGTCCCTGCTAGTTCCATCCTAGTCTCAAAATACTATGACAGTTTGAAAATACTTTAACAGGAGAAAATTATGGCTATTAAATTAAATACAGCTTCGGGGTCAGTTACACTTACTGCAGAAGATGGCGCAGGTGGCGCTTCAGTATCTATTCCAAGAGCTGGTGTTCTCGCTCCTGATGGTGATGGCAGTAGCTTGACAGGCATAAACGCTATTACAGATACCTCCGAATTAACAGATGTTACAGTTGCAAGTGCTGATCCTGAAAGTGTCAGTAATGTACCAGCGGCAGGTCACTTATGGATTAATAAGGTCTCTGGGGAGGCTTTTATCTGTACTGACGCAACCACAGGTGCAAATGCTTTTTATAATATAGGCGAGGGGACGGGTGGTGTTGTACCACCGGTTCCTTGGGGCGATCGAGGTGTGTTTGCTGGCGGTTATGGCTATAGTAATGTTATGGATTACATTTCCATAGCAACCCCAGCTAATGCGGTTGATTTTGGCGATCTGATTTCCGCTAAAGGACAACTGGCTTCAGTTAGTAATGGGTCAAGAGGTGTGTTCGGTGGTAGTACTGGCGGTTCTGGCGAGGAAATGGAATATATTACTATAGCAACTACAGGTAATTCTACTGATTTTGGGGATATGGTTGCTTTTAAGTACGGCAGAGCGGGCGTTTCTGATGCTTCAAGGGGTGTATTTGGTGGTGGTGCTTCACCTTATAGTAATGCTATGGATTATATTACTATAGCAACTACAGGTAATGCTACTAATTTTGGGACTTTGACACAAAGTAGGGCTACTCTTGGAGCCGTGAACGGTGGTGGTAGGGGTGTTTTCTGTGGTGGTGCTACTGCTACAAATATTATGGATTACATTACTATAGCAACTACAGGTAATGCTACTGATTTTGGGGATATGCTTGCGGCTAGTTACCGATTATCTGGATGCTCTAATGGTTCGAGGGGTTGTCTTTCAGGTCATAATAAAGAGCTTATAGAGTACATCACAATAGCAACTACAGGTAATGCTACTGATTTTGGGGATCTCCAGTCGGGCGCTGCTTGGGATAGGTATATGATGGGCGCTACCTCTGATGGTTCTAAAGGTCTATTCGGTGGTGGTGGAAATACTTGGTCACAAATAGATGCAATTACGATAGCAACTACAGGTAATGCTACTGATTTTGGTGATTTGACAGTGAATCGTAGAGAGCTTGCAGCTACTAGTGGCGATTAATTAGGAGATACGAATTATGCCTTATGAAATTGAAAGTGCTTTAGGTTCTGTTGTTCTAACAGGTGAAGACGGCGCAGGTAATGTTAATGTAGAGATTCCGAGAGCTGGTGTTCTCGCTCCTGATGGTGATGGCAGTAGCTTGACCGGTAGCGTTATTACAGATCCAAAACTCAATAACCTTACAGGTGCAACCGTTTCCGCTTCTGATCCAACAAGTTCTGATAATGCGGATGCGGCTGGTCATCTTTGGATTAATAGTACTTCTGGTGAAACCTTTATTTGTACCGATGCTACTAGTGGCGCAACCGCTTGGGGCAATGTGGGTGATGGCTCTACCATCTAATGCTACAGACTTCGGTGATTTGACCGTTGCTAGGTGGGGTCTTGCCGCTTGTTCAGGCGATTAATTTAACTAACTTAAAGGAAATAAAATATGAAATTTTTAGAATATAAACTACATAGAGATAACAGCGGAAATATGATTATCCCAAACTTCGTGGAGAACGGTGGTAATTGGTTTAATCCAGCAGATCATACTATGATATTTGCGGATAAAGGGGAGACTGAATATTATGTTCCAGACACACTAACCTCTTATGACTTAGCAGGTTTGCAAGCTCGTGTTAGGGGTATCAATGCCGCTACAGGTTCAGTAGATGAGAATGGTCAGCCATTTAGTGATGCCGATAGTGATGCAGCCGTAGCGGAATGGGCTGGTAGACAATGAGCAATACCGCAACCAATGTCGTTGATCTAAAAGCTGTAGATACAGTCAATACATCGAGTGTTGTAGATTTGGCTATCCTCAATAATAAGAACCACGAGCTAGTTGCACGTGTGTCGTCAGGTTTACCAGCGTTGGATAACCAGTCTCGTATGTTTGACAGAAATAACAGTCAGACTACGCTCTCTATGATGTCACTCACAATGCTCAACGGTCAATCTCCTATGCGTATGCTGCGCCAAGTGTTGGCAGAGGTTGAGAAGCGTAAGGGAGCTTTAGTTGAAGCTCAACATACCGCTGCAAAAATTAGAGCTAAAGTGCATAAACTCGAAGCTCTTAAACAGCCAACTAGTGTTGAAGAGGCTAAACTAATCAAGGAATCATTTAACTTAGAGCAGATAGGTAATAAGATAAATGGGTCGCTTAAAGATATAGCAACTCTTATGGATAGCTACGACAGTATTAAAGAGAAAAACGGTATCGGAGATTGGTCAGAAGAGGATTATGAGCGTGAAGAGAAAGCACATCACGTGCGTAGAGGCTTTGAGTTGATGTACCGTAATCTTATTGAGGGTGGTCATCCTAAAGAGGCTACCATTGAATATTTAACCCAATATGGAGTACATACACAATTGGCACTCGCTGAGGTTTCAGGGTATATTGAAGTTGTTAATAGACTGATAGCGGCAAAGGAGGTCATTACTTCCTCTCACCTAGAAGACTTCTTTGACGAAATGAAAGTTAAGTACCAAGGTAATGCCGATATAGCTAGTACTAGAGTATTTGGTAAAGCTGAGATAACTAACCCAACTTATATGACAATGTTGACCAACGATTCGGAGTAAGTAATGAAAAACGACTGGCACATAGATAAGACCGTCTCGATAGGACATATGGTTTCTACGATGGTAGTGCTTATAACCGGCGTTATGTACATAGACTCAATAGACACTAAAGTTGAGAAGCAAGGCGTTAAGATCGAAGCTATACAACAGCAAATACATCAACAACGCTCAGACACCAAAGATATGTTCTTGCACATTCGAGAAG